TTTAAAACAACTTAAAGAGCTTTAAATTACCAAATAATATATTATTTTTAAAACAACTTAAAGAGAAAAAAATAATATATTATTTACGCCCATATTTACAATATTGCTTTTGCGAAAATCCCTTAGGCTTTGAACAATCTATACTTGCTTTATACTTTCTTGACCATTTACCTCCTCTCTTTTTATTATTTCTAGTTTTATTTTTTCTAGTTTTATTATTTCTTGTTTTATTGTTTATAGACTTTTTATTGTGTTTTATTGATTTATTTAATCTTTTATAAACATCAAATGGTGAAGTTGTTGAAATCACTGTATTTATTTTTGATTCAATCCAGTTTATAAATGAATCTGTTGAATGATCTTTCTTATTAATTGAACTATTCTCATAAGTCTCTATATTTTTACCATTATTATTTATGTATTTCATTGTTGGAAAACCATCTATTTCACCTATATCTTTTAGCTTCGACAAAAAATTCCTATTTACATCTACAATTACTAAATTATCATTGTTTTTATATTGTTCTTTTAAAATATGCTCCAACTTATCCCATTCTGGACGTGTAGCATTACATGGACCACAACCATCCATATATACAAGAATAAATACATCTGAATTATTTTTTATCAAATTATCTAGTGTTTCTATTTTTTTTACATCTTTTTCTGAATTTATATGTAAAACACGCATTATATAATATACATTTATAAAAATATACTTATAAAAAATATACTTCTAAAAAAATATTTTTATGAAAGTATATTATATATGTCTAACGCAATATTAAAAATTATATTTATTTTATTTATATTTTTTGTTGGTTTATATTTATACATTTTATATTCTAAAAATCCAAAAATTATTGAACAATTAACTACTATGAATGGTGAATTAAGGTGTCCTAATATCTTAATTCAAAAAGGTTCTCAATATTTTTTATATAATTCTAATATTGCTCAAGTTCCTGGTGTTAATCCGATTCAATTCAATAATTTAGAGGAATATAATGAATTTTTAGAATGGCAACGTGGTGCTGGTATTCGTTGTCCTGTTCTTTATGTTCAAAACACTTATGACGCTCAGGGCAATCGTGTTTATAAAGTTAGACCAAGTGTTAATGAATTACAAGGAGGATTACCACCTACTACACCTGTTCCATTACCATTGAAATTTACACCTTTAGTAGACGCAACTAGAAATGATTTACCATACAATCAAAATAGTTATCCCGCTTTTGATCAATCTAGTTATTATGTAGGATCCATCACTCCATTAGATCAAATAAAAAATTCTGATTATAATATGCTTTATAGTGATAATCCGATGGATCCTAATTGGGGAGGTGCTGAATACACTCAAGCATTAACTGATGCTGGATATTATAAAGCAAATGAAGTAAGCATTTATGTCCCTTAATTTTCATTTCTTATCTTTTTTAGTATTTCCTTTTTTTCTTCATTCACTACTTGCGTAAAAATTCTTGGATATTCCTTTTCCAGTTGATTTCTTTTTTTAATAAGTTGCCATCCTTCCAGTGTTTCATTATAATAATTAATATTTTTATCTGGTAATATTTCCTCCTCAATATTTAATATTATTTTATCTAGTATCTGGTTAAATTCTATAACAGATGTAATGTTTCTACTTTATCTACCCATTTACGTAAATCATTACGAACCATCATAATTTCTTTCTTTGGATCATACATCTTATTTTTTAATGTATAACATTTGGGATTAAACATAAATGTTATACATATTTTATTTTTATTGTTTATCTAAAAACGTCATTGTAGAATTCAATGAATCTTTTGCTGTCTTTAAACTATTTAGATTATTAATTGAAACCATATTTGCTTCTAAATTATCTGTTATTTTCATATTTAACACTTGTTTTATCATTAAATAACCAATATAATCGTCTAAATTAATAATTACTGTTTCGTAATCTTTTCTATATTTAGATATTAAGAGTTCATCTTGTAGTTTTACAACTTGAGCTTTTATAGCAGCCGCATAGGATGAGGCGGTTCCAGCTTCACCATTATTTATATTTAAAGAATTTGAATCACTTCCATTTGTTAATCCTTCAAGAACTGTTGCCTGTAATTTAAACATTTTCACTATAATATAAATTATAACAAAAGATACTAACAAAATACCAGCTATTTTAAAAAATTCATCTTTATACATCTATATATAATAACTGCTAAAAAAATAGAAAAAATAATTTATTATAATTTATTGTTTAATTTATTCTTCATCTGGTTGTTCTTGATATATTTTTAATACATCTTCTTTTCCATTAAAATAATCAGCTGATGGAGCAATCTCTTGAAAATCACTAGTCATCCTACCAAGCATTTTATTCTTAAAACTATATACATCATCCATATTAGAATTTATTTCAGTTCTACATATTGGACAAGTATCTTTACCCTGAGCATGCCAATTTAATAAACAATCATTATGCATTTTATGATTACACGATGTTTTATAAATAGCCATATTTGGTGTATTTTTAAAAGATTGAAAGCAAATTGGACATTCTTCATCTTGATCTTTTATTTCTTTAGCTGTGCCCCAACTTCTATTTGGCCAATTTTCTTCTTCTCCATTTCCTCCATTTAAACCTTTTTTTTTTAAATTTCTTCTAGATTTTTTTAAATTTTTCTTGGTAGTAGTTTTTTTAGAATATTTCTTTTTATACGATTTTTTTTTATAAGTTTTTCTATTATGTTTTAACATATATATATTATATAAATAAAAAACAATTATATAATATATCTATTAATGCTTTGTTAATCTAATAAACTAACAAAAATTTTATAATATTAGAAATTGCTGTTTTACTAATTTTTCTACTTTTACCATTAGAATCAATAGTAGTTATATTATTTAAACAATTTTCATTTTCTTTTAAACAATTAATAAGATTATAAAGAGTTTTATATTCTTTAAAAATAGCTAAAGCAGATGCCGAACTGATACCAGGAATTTGACAAAGCATAATTTCTCCGATATTTTCAATTGTGATATTATCTTTTTTAACTTTTTTAACAACCGAACAATAATCTTTTTCTTTGTCTTTGTCTTTTTCTTTGTCTTTGTCTTTTTCTTTGTCTTTGTCTTTTTCTTTGTCTTTTTCTTTTTCATTTTCTTTGTCTTTGTCTTTTTCTTCAGAGTCTATAATACTACTTGGTTTTATATTTGAATAAAAACCAACTTTACCAGCTTTTAATCCACCAACAAGTTTATATGCCATATTACAACAAATCATGGATGTCTCATCAATACTATTTGAACGCATAACTGAAAAACCTTTAAAATAATTAATAGAAAACATAGCACTGTAAAGGGTTTGTTTATCAATTCTTTCTTTAAATGTATTAAAACGATACATATCTCCTTCAATAAGATAAATAATATTATGATTATGATGTTCAATTCCATTTAAACGATATGATTGTTCTTCATAACGACCATCTTTAATACTAGCACCAAGATCGGTTAAAGTTTTGCGTTCTATAATAATACAATCATTAGTTCCATCATTGATAATAATATCTCCTAAAGGGAGATTCTCAGAAACTAATTTAATATCTTTAAATTTAGGAACAGCATCAATTGTTGATTCACATTTTTTAAAAAGTTCATGTTCTCTAGTATCAATTTTTATGATCATTATAATAATTTAATAACTTTATCATTAAATTATTTTTTATAAAATATATATTTTTTTTGTTTATTATTTTTCCTAAATTTTTTATGGATCTAAATTCTTTCATAAAGTAATTATTATTATTAACCCATATTTCCACCAATTGTGGCTCTGTAACCATATGATTGAGTTTGAATTGTTCTGTTAGGAACACAAGCTAATCTGTATTGAGTGTTGGAAGCACCAATAAGATTAGGATTAGATGATAAATACCATCCTACACTTGGTGCTAAACCGCCTTTCTTATTTCCGCCGCATGTTGGACGATTAATAATTGAAGCCTGATTTCTAGAATTTCTACTACCGCTCATGTAGACCATTATATATAATAAAACAATATAAAAAAATATTATTATATTTTTATTTAATCTAAATATTTCCAAATAAACTAATAATTCTATTTATAATCACGCCTTTCTTATAAATGCGTAAAAAAAATAAAAGGGAAGTCCCATGTATAACTAAATATTTTATTTTTAAGTAATTTAACGAATAATTAATATAAAAAAATTACTTAAATATATTTGTTAATAATTTAATAATGACAACATATGTATTAGATATAAAACAAGAAAACAGAAAACATCCTAATAATTATACTGACATTGTATATCATTTTCAAATTGATATAAATGGGAATGTTTGTATAAAAATAGGGAGCAAAGATGGTTATTATCGGGATTGTGACTGTATAACAATTAATGATAATATACCAATATCATCCTATTTAATTAAAAGTATTTAATTAAAAGTATTGAATTATTAATTAAGGGTAGTGGAGGCACACCACTAAGCAATTTTCTTTATCAACAAAATTTTGAATTAGTTAAAGACACAATTGTAAGCATTAAAACATCCTTAAAAGAAATTACTGGAAATCCAAAAGAAAATTTAGATTTTACACCCTTGAAGATTTAAAATGGGACAAAACAACTTAAAGAAATCTTACATAATTACTTTAGTAATGAATAGTAAGAAATCTAGGATGAATTACTCCAGTAAGGGAAAGTCTTCTGTCTTATAAAAAGGCGAGTGAGTGAGGATTTTCATTTTTTATTTCGTTTAAAACCTTACCTAAAACTTCAGAGATTTTAGAAGAAATCTCATAACCGAAATTTACATATTCTATAACTTCGTAAAAAATGGATAAACCTTTAAGATTTGGGATTGTCCCATTTTAAATCTTCAAGGGTGTAAACAACAACTTAACTCATATATGGCAAAATCTAAATTGCTAGAAGAATATATTTTAGAATTTGAAAAAAAAATGGCAATTCATCAAACCGCATATATTGATGTATTAAATGATAATAAGAAAATTAAAGAAATAAATAATGATTTAAGGACAAAAATAGTAGAACTAGAAAGTAAATTAAACGAAGAAATTAGTAAAGCAAATGCCAAGAAACAATTAGATAATTATTATAAACTAGAACAAAAGAGATTAGAAGAATTAGAGAAAGAACTATATGGCAAAATCTAAATTGCAAGAAGAATATATTTTAGAATTTGAAAAAAAAATGGCAATTCATCAAACCGCATATATTGATGTATTAAATGATAATAAGAAAATTAAAGAAATAAATAATGATTTAAGGACAAAAATAGTAGAACTAGAAAGTAAATTAAAAGAAGAAATTAGTAAAGCAAATGCCAAGAAACAATTAGATAATTATTATAAACTAGAACAAAAGAGATTAGAAGAATTAGAGAAAGAACGCGTTTGGTATGAATATAAACAACATAAAAATAATTTTAACCCACTAAATCATTAATCTTATACATATGTGTTCTAATATATTTTCCGTTTTCTGTAAATCATTACTTTCAATATTATATTTTGTCTTTTTATTTTACTTGGTTCGCCAACTACTTTTAATCCATTAAATGAAAACCATTTTCTTATTTCAGGTATATTTTTTATAAATCAAATTTTAAACTTACTTAAAGACAATCAGACCAATAATATATAAAAAATGTCTGACAATAAAACTTTACTACACGATGACGACATTATTAAATCCGACGAAGGATTAATTTTTAATCCTTATAATCCTTTAAATAGTGAGATTAGATTGAGCGACGTTCAATCTATTCTTTCCAGATATGGTCTTCATCCTAAAGTTTATAATATGGAACTTTATAGACGCGCTTTTATTCATAGATCTTATACTAAAAGACCTGAATTTGAAAATTTACAACAAAATATTACCATTGTTGAAAAACCTCCTGATTGTTTGCCATTAAGCACTAAATCCAACGAACGTCTTGAATTTTTAGGTGATGGAATTTTAGAATGTGTTACCAAATACCTTTTATATAGAAGGTTTCCTAAGAGCAATGAAGGTTTTATGACTGAAAAAAAAATTGCTATTGTTAAAAATGAATCCATTGGCAAAATTGCTTTAGAAATGGGTTTACATAAATGGCTAATTTTATCTAGGAATGCTGAAGAGAAAAAAACGAGAACTAATTTAAAGAAACTTGGTTGTCTTTTTGAATCATTTATCGGCGCATTATTCTTGGACTTTAATAAAATTATAGTAAATGATGAAGAAGGTTGGTTTCAAAATATGTTTATTACTGGACCTGGGTTTCAAATTGCTCAAAAATTTATTGAATCGGTTTTTGAAAAACATATTGATTGGGTCGCATTAATTAAAAACGATGATAATTATAAAAATATTTTACAAGTTAAAATTCAAAAAGAATTCAAAGTTACTCCTCATTATTTACAAATTTTACATGACACTGAAGAAGGTTATAAAATGGGTGTTTATTTATGTCTTGGTCAACATATTTATAATATGAATATTGAAGATGCTATTCATATCAATACATTTTCAGAATTACAAAATAGTTTCAAAGCTATTCAAGATTATATATTAGAAAATGATGGTAAAATATTTTTATTTTTAGGTGAAGGACAACACAAAATTAAACGCAAAGCTGAACAAATTGCTTGTAATGAAGCCTTACAGTATTTAAACCTACCTATTGAATAATTTATAAATATATATATTTATTTTATTTTATTGCTTCTGTTAAACAACCATGAATCTAATTCTATATCCATATTTAGAAATTTTTCTTTAATTTTATCTAAAAATATTTTCAACATAATATTATATTTTGTATCTATTATATTTTCAAATTCTTCTATTATATGATTTAGATTCATACATGGATTCCAATTGGGTTTACAAGTATACGAAACACAGCAAAAACAATCTATTCCTCTTAAATATTTTAAAATATTTAAAAACTTATTTGGACAATTTAAGTATTGACCATAATTTATGTTATTTATATAAACACTTGGTGGATTGTATGGATAATTATTTGAAATTATAAATTTATATATAATTTTTTTTTTATTAATTTTTTTTTCTATAATAAAAATTATTTTGTCTTCTTCATTACTAACATATATATTATCATATAAAGATAGTAATTTATATAATTCACCTTTTAATCGCTTTCTTAAACATATATACTTAATTGAATCTAATACTTCAAATTTTGTCATTATAATAATTTATTATTATTGTATCTAATTATATTTTTTTCAATATTTAATTTATAAAATATTTCAATGATGTTAAAAATATAAAAATTATATATTGAAAATATATAAGTAATGAATCATTTAGAGACACTTAAAGAAAAATTAAAATTAAAACCTGATGTTTTACCAAATTCGGGGGTAAGAGTTGTAATTGAAAATCCCTCTGTGAAACCTTTAATTACTGCTGAAAAGGATGAAGGGAAAAGAGCATTAGATATTTTAGAAAAAATTAAACAAAAGAAACTTACATCTGTAATAAAAAAGTTTCCAGAACCTATAAAAGATATTCTTCCATCTAAAGCTCCAACTATTGAATTACAAGACAAAATCAAAAAGCCAATAAAAATATCAAAACAACCTATTTTATTAGAAGAAGAAGAAGAAAAAGTTCAAATGGAAGATTTACCTCAAGGTGGACCACGCCTTGAAGAACAAGTGCAACCCATTTTATTAGAAGAAGAACAACCAAAGCAAAAACAAAATATTATAATTCCTAGAAAAAGGACCACTAAAAAGGTAATCAAAGGTGTAATTCCTTTAGGACCTGAATTAATGATTCAAATTGGAGATACCCCTTTAGAAAAACGGTTACCACCTTTACCAATTTATGATGTTAAGGTTTCCAGTTATTATATGAATAATCGCGAAATTTTTGTTAACTTTATTAATGGTTTATTTGAACCATATAAGGAGGATTTATTGGATGAAAGTAAAGATATTACTTGTGATGATATTGGAAAAGATACTGGTGAGGTTTCTTTATTGACCCATCAAAAAATTGTAAGAGATTATATTAATTTATATACTCCATATAGAGGTTTATTATTATACCATGGTTTAGGTTCAGGAAAAACTAATAGTTCAATTGCTATTGCTGAAGGAATGAAAAGTGCTAGAAAAGTTATTGTAATGACACCAGCATCTTTACGTCGCAATTATATGGAAGAAATTAAAAAATTTGGCGATTTTATTTATAGAAAAAATCAATTTTGGGAATGGATATCAATTGATGATAATGAAAACTTTATTGATCCTTTATCAGCTTCACTTGGTTTACCAAGAGAATATATTAGAAGAAATCATGGTGCTTGGTTAGTAAATATTACAAAACCATCTAATTATTCAGAATTATCTTCTTCAGATAAAAAGATTTTAAATGATCAACTTGATGAAATGATAAAAAATAAATATACATTTATAAATTATAATGGATTAAGAAGAGATAAATTTAAACAACTAACAAATAACTTTGAAAATAATATATTTGATAATTCTGTTGTTATAATTGATGAAGCACATAATTTAATTAGTAGAATTGTAAATAAAATTAATAAAATATCTAAATTTTCTGAAAAGAAACGTGGTCCTGGTGCTTTATTACCTCAATCTTTATCATTATTATTATATGAATTTTTATTAAAGGCAGAAAATTGTAAGGTGGTTTTATTAACTGGAACACCTATTATTAATTATCCTAATGAAATTGGTATTTTATTTAATATTTTGAGAGGCTATATTAAAACCTGGAATTTTACTTTAAATCCTGAAGCTAATAAAAAATTATCTAAAGATTTATTACAAGAAATATTTGCGAAAGAGAAAATATTAGACTATATTGATTACGTTCCAAGTTCAAAAACTTTAACTATTACTCGTAATCCTTATGGATTTGAAAATAAAATTACTGCTTCATCTGGTTATAAAGGAGTTACCAACGAAAAGAAAGAAAAACGAAATGATAAAGGTGATATATTACGTAATGAAAATGGTGAAATTATTTTTGAAGAAAGAGGAACAATAACTGATAATGATTTTGTTAAAAGAATTGTAAAACTACTAAAGAAAAATGATATAACTGCTATAGAAAAAGGAACTACATTTTCTGTAAACACAGCTCTACCAGATAGCTTAGATGAATTTATAAATAATTTTATTAATAAAGATAATGGAAATATTATTAATGTAGATAAATTTAAACGAAGAATTATTGGCTTAACATCTTATTTTAGATCAGCTCAAGAAGAATTGTTACCATCTTATGATAAAAATTTTGATAGACATGAAGTATTAATACCAATGAGTGATTATCAATTTAAAATTTATGAAAATTATCGTCATGAGGAAAGAAAAAGTGAAAAACCCAAGAAGAAATCATCAGGAGTAGTTGATAGTGATGGTATCTATAATGAACCATCTTCTACTTACCGTATTTTTTCTCGTTTAGCTTGTAATTTTGTAATGCCAACACCACCTGGGCGTCCCAATCCAGCTGAATTTAGAATAAATATAGAACCCAAGGCAAATGTTGAACCATTAGAAATTATGGAAGAAAAAGCTGTTATTACAAATCAATCTGATACAAAAATTTTAAAACAACAATTAAAAACAGCTAAAGCTGAAGAAAAACTTGCTAAAGCGGAAGAAAAAGCCAGAGAAAAGGCTGCTAAAGCGGAAGAAAAACTTGCTAAAGCTGAAGAAAAAGCCAGAGAAAAGGCTGCTAAAGCGGAAGAAAAAGCCAGAGAAAAGGCTGCTAAAGCAGAAGAAAAAGCAAAAGAAAAAGCTGCTAAAGCGGAAGAAAAGGCTTTAAGAAAAAAAAAGGGTGGATCAAACGCAGAATCTGACGATGAATCCGTTTTAGATGATGAAACCGTTTTAGATGATGATTCCGATTTAGACGATGAATCCGATTTAGATGATGAATCCGATTTAGACGATGAATTAATTTATGGAGGTTCTAGTCCAGCCGAAGATTTTGTAGATAAAATACAAGACGATGAAATAATTCAATTAGAAGATTATAAAGATGAAGATGCTTTACAAAGAGAAATTGAGGAATTAGAAAGTGATGAAATTTTAGAAAAAATGGGATCTCTAGAATACAAAGAAGCAATTAAAAATTCTATAAAATATTTACAAAATCATTCTCAAGAATTTTTAACACCTGAAGGATTAAAAACTTATAGTCCAAAATTTTTAGCTATGCTAGATAATATTGAAGATCCAGAACATCAGGGATTACATTTAATATATAGTCAATTTAGATCTATGGAAGGAATTGGAATTTTTTCTATTACATTAGAAGCAAATGGATTTGCTAAATTTAAAATTAAAAGATCTGGAATAAATGAATGGGAATTAAATATGAGTGAAGAAGATATGGGGAAACCTTGTTATGCTTTATATACTGGAACTGAAGATGCTGAGGAAAGAGAAATTATTCGTAATATTTATAATGGAACTTGGGATTATATTCCTAATAACATTGCCACACAATTAAGAGCAAAAAGTAGTAATAATAACCTTGGCGAAATTATTAAAGTTTTAATGATTACCTCAGCAGGATCTGAAGGTATAAATTTACGAAATACTAGATATGTTCATATTATGGAACCATATTGGCATCCAGTGCGTTTAGAACAGGTTATTGGACGTGCTAGACGTATTTGTTCTCATCAAAGTTTACCAAAAGCATTACAAACAGTTGAAGTATTTATTTATATTATGACTTTCACAAAATCTCAATTAGATAGTGATTTTGCCATTGAATTAAAATTAAAAGATGTATCTAAACAACCACCATATGTTCCTCAAACTTCTGACCAAAAATTATTTGAAATATCAACTATTAAAGAACAATTGACATCACAATTATTAACAGCTGTTAAGGAAGCATCTATAGATTGTGCTACACACGTTAAATCAAGCTCAAAAGAAGGATTAGTATGTTTATCATTTGGACAACCATCCGTAAATGATTTTTCTTATAATCCTAGTATTTCTCAAGATGAAAATGATACATTTGCTGATATTAATAGAGTTATAATTGATTGGGAAGCTAGACCATTTACTCTCAAAACAACTGGAAAACGATATATGTTAAGAATGGATACAAAACAAGTTTATGATTATGATAGCGTAATTCAGGCAAAAAGAACACCAGGAGTTAGACCAATTCTTATAGGTAAATTAGTAAAAAATCCAAGAGGAGATGATTATGAAATTGTTAAAGAAAGAATCTAATAATCTTCATCTATATTTTTTTCAATAATATCTTTTAATTTATTTGATAATTTAAAAACTATTTCATATAATTTATCAATTTTACTGTTCATTTCATTTAATTGTTTTACAATTTCATTATTGGAAACTATTGGATTATTTGTTATTATAGGTTTTGTAATTTGCGTGTTATTTTTTAAAACATTTTCTTGTGTGGGAAGTGGAATTGATTTTTGTTCTTCATATTTTGAATTATCTATATATTGATTTTGAATATTTTCAACATTATTTTTCTTTAATTTTTTAAATATATCTATTGTAGAATCATCTATTTTTAAAGATATATTTTGATTTTCATTTGTTGATACATTATTATCCCAAGATACTTTTTTCTGAATCTTATTTGTTTCAGCGTTATTAATTATATTTATATTATTATCATTATCAATATTAATATATTTTAAACGTCCATTTACTAGATTTTTTGTTTCTTCAACATTATTCTGCTTTACTGATGTCTTCTTAGGAGTTAACCATTGTTCTGGATTTATATTTTTAGCATTTGATATTTGCTCCATATCCAAATTTCTTTCCGCCATTTTTTCTGCTAATAATGAATCCATGCCTTCTAAAGGAATTATACCATCTAAATTTCTATCAGAAAAATCTAATTCTCTCGGTTTTGATGGTGTCATATAATTTTCTAATTCTAATTTTTTCATTTCTAATTCTTTTTCAAAATCGGTTTTACGAGCTGCTTGAATATCTTCAATTTTATATGGTTCTAATACTTCTTCGTCTGAAATATTTATTCTTTTGATATTTTGTTCTTGATTTAATTGTGGAATTAATTGATTTACTGCTAATAAAACTTGACTTAAAAATTGTTTATTTATATCTAATATATTTGTTTTTGAATTTGTTTTTGAATTTGTTTTTGATGTTAATAAATTTATATTCGTATCAAATATCGTTTTTATCTTTGATATTAAGTTTGTATTAGTTTTATTTATTGATAATTCATCTAATAATACTTCCCAGAGTAAATCTAAGTTATCTTTATTAATAAATTGAGACAAATTATTCATTTATATTATAATAAATAATAACTATTTTTTAATGTATTTATTTTACTTATTATTTATTTTATTTATTTAACTTTTTACACCTTTTCATTTTTTTTTACACCTTTTCATTTTTTTTATACCTTTTCATTTTTTTTACACCTTTTCATTTTTTTTACACCTTTTCATTTTTTTTACACCTTTTCATTTTTTTTACACCTTTTCATTTTTTACATCTTTTAACTGAAAAGTAACAGTTTCCATCCACAAAGCAAAGGTTTATATTTTTTTTATTATTTATAATTCACTATTATAATAAACTTTTCTAAATTTTTCCATATATTTATCTTTTAAAATATGAGTTTTTAAATAATTTCCAGTTATTTTTTCCTCTAACATATGAACTATAAAAAATAAACTATAAATTCCACATTCAGTATTATCATATTGATGCTCTACAGGATAATTTTGATCAAATTTAAAATGTATTGGATTTGTTAGTTTAGATCCTTGTTCAATTACTGTATCTACAAATTTTTTTATTTGACTAGGAATAGCATCTCCAGCACTATCAAAAAAGAAAATTGTCTTTTTTTTTATATTTATAAACAATGATATCCAATGTTGTCCTCCTTTATAATGAGGGTCTGTATTAAAAATTACTCCTATTTTTGTATATCCATTTTTTATTTGTTTTTGTAAATTAAAATGACACAATTCCTCCCAAACACACTCACCATTTAATTTATGTGTATCATAATCAATCGGCGAAGGACCTATAAAATCAAAACATTTATATTTTTTTTCATATTGGTTCATTACTTCTAATATATCCAAACTGGATAACCATTCGTTTGGATTTTTTTTCCATTCTTTTGGAGATTCAGGAGCAAAAGCATCTAATAATTCTTTTTCCAAATTTGTATTTTTTGTCATTTGTCTTATCCAACATGATTCCTTGTTACAAATATTAATATAATAATTTTTTAATATATCCCATATTTGCTTTGAATCAGTTTCTTTTATTGGTCTATCTGGATGTCTAGCATTCCACATATCACGTAATTTTTGTAAATCTTTATCTGAATAACACGTATAATCTTTTGATTTATTTTCAGGACTACAATTAAGTTTAATAAATTTTTTATTTTTTCTTGTTTTTTTGTTAGTATATCTTTTTTTTTTATATTTATTTTTATTTGTATTTTTATTTTTTATATTCATTTATATACTTTATTTATATTTTCTTTTTTTCATTATTATTAAATCTATCTTCTATTATTATTTCTTTTTTCCTAGGTATTATCTTATTTTTTTTATAGTTTTGTCTTACATTTTGAAACCATTCTAATGGTAATTGTTGAATATTTTCTACACCTACTGATATGTTATTTTTTTTTAAATACTTTGGTTTAACCTCTATATTAGTTTTATTTTTAAACGTATTATTTTCTATCTCTTTAACTTGTTCTAAATCATTATTATCTTCTAAATCATAATCATCTTCTTCATCTTCTTTATCTTCTAAATCATTATCATCTTGTCCATCATCTTTCACATCTTCTACATCTTCTCCATCTTCTCCATCTTCTACATATTCTTCATCTTCTACATCTTCTCCATCTTCTACATCTTTACTTTGATTTTTTTCACGGTTTCTCTCTTTTTCTAAAAGTTCATTATTATCAATAGCTTTAAAATAGTATATACATTTATCTAAGAAATATTCAAAACCACTTTTTACTTCTTGTAACATATCATCTGGAGGAGTATCAACTAACAAATCATTAAATAATTTTTGAATTCTATCTTTATAAATTTCTTTATCACTTCTTCTATTATTATCTGTATTTTCTTTGATTTTTTTATTTAGTTTTTGAAGTTGATTTTTACTTATTAAATAGTTAAGAGTAATTTGATTGACTAATTCTTCAGACATATTATTTATATTTATTTAAATAAATAATATATTTTATTTAGATCAACGAGAAAAAAAACTAATCACACGTAGTCTTTGTTAAATCTTTTACTTGTTGTCTGGTTGCATTATTGAATAGTTGGAATCCTATTTTATCAGGACTTGGGTTAGGATTTGTAGGACAAAAATTTTCCGTTTTAAAAAGTTCAGGAAATGGTTGTGTTGGTTGACTTTGATTTTGCCAATTGAATTGATATAAACTACTTTTACTAGAAGGCACATATATAGATTTACTACATGAAGAAATAGCAAAAATTTGGTTTCTTAATTCAGATTCATGATTTACATTTGAAGCAAATCCAGACCAAGGACCAAAATCATTACCAGGATTATAAATAGACTCAGGACTATATGTTGGTTGCTGAATTAATGGTGTATCTACTTGTTTTCTTGGATCAACAATAGGCATTATAGAAAATTTAGTTTGGACTGGCCGTGCATCTAAATAAGGTTGTAAAGGTTGAGATGGAATATTTCTTTCATAAGAACGTTGATATATAATTTGTTGTCTTTTTGAGCTAGGTTGGTCTAAAAAGCTATTAATATTCATTGATATATATAAAGAATATATAAATTATAATATAAATAATAAAATTGTTTAAATAGAAGTTTACATATATAGTTAATAATGTGTGGTATTTTTGGACTTCTCAATTATGATAAAAATGAAATTAGTAATATTAATGAACAATTTTTAAAAGGTAAAGAACGTGGTCCAGAATTTTCTAAATTAGAAACTAAATATATGAAAATGGTTTTGGGTTTTCATAGATTAGCTATAAATGGTTTAAATGAAGAATCCAATCAACCATTAGTAGTAAATGATGTAATTTTAATTTGTAATGGTGAAATTTATAATTATAAAATATTATATAAAAATATTAATATTGTTCCTACAACTGATTCAGATTGTGAAATAATAATTCACTTATATATTAAATATGGTATTGAACAAACTCTATTAATGTTAGATGGTATATTTTCTTTTATATTATTTGATAATCGTATAAGCAGTGATTTAAATAATAAATTATATATAGCTAGAGATCCATTAGGTGTTAGACCTTTATATTATTTGAAAAATAATAAGAAGAATGATTTAAATAATTTATATGGTTTTTCTTCAGAATTAAAATGTTTAGAATATTTTTATAACACAAATATTAATGAATATATTATTGAACAATTTAAGCCAGGAACATATAGTATTTTTAATTTATCTAATTTAGTAAATTCATATTGGGAGCCAATTAAAAATGGAGAAAATATTCCATATTTTATACCAAGTTTTCCTTATAATTGGTTAAATGATCAAGAGTATGAGGATGATTTTGAAAAAAAATTATACAAAAATATAGCTTGTTATCTAAATATAGCAGTTACTAAAAGATGTTTAACAACTGAGAGACCAATAGCATGTCTATTATCTGGAGGATTAGATAGTAGTTTAATAACAGCATTAGTAAATAATTTTTTAAAAAATAATAAGAAAACAAATAATGTAGATTATAAATTGGAAACTTATAGTATTGGATTAAAAGGATCAGAGGATTTAAAATATGCTAAAATAGTAGCAGATTATTTAGGAACTAATCATACAGAAATTATAGTAACAGAAGAAGAAATGTTTCAAGTAATTCCAGAAGTAATAAAAGCTATTGAAAGTTTTGATACAACAACTGTTAGAGCAAGTATTGGTAATTATTTGTTAGGAAAATACATTTCAAAAAATTCGGAAGCAAAGGTAATATTTAATGGAGATGGATCAGATGAATTACTAGGTGGTTATTTATATATGAATAAATGTCCAGATGATATTGAATTTGATAAAGAAACTAGAAGATTATTAAAAGATATACATTTATTTGATGTATTACGTTCAGATAAGTGTATTTCAAGTCACGGTCTAGAACCTAGAACACCTTTTTTAGATAGAAATTTTGTAAATTCTATATTATCATTACCGATATATTATAGGAATCATACAAATAATAATAGTGTATTTTGTAATAGTTTAATTGAAAAATATTTATTAAGAGAGAGTTTTACAAAAGCAAATTTTGAAAATTATAAAGGTGAACAAATATTACCTGATAATATATTATGGAGAAAAAAAGAAGCTTTTAGTGATGGAGTAAGCACTCAAGGTCGTTCATTATATACAATATTACAAGAGAAAATAGCCAATAAAATAAATTTAGAAACAGGAGAAGAAGTTAATCCAGATATTGAATTAGAGAAAAAATATTATAAATCATTTTTTAATACATATTATCCAAACTGTGAACATATATTGCCATATTATTGGATGCCCAAATATATAATATCAAAAGATCCAAGTGCTAGAACATTATCAATTTATAAGTAAGTATACAAAGATGTAAAATTTAAAATCTATAAAATATATAAATGATTAATAAAAATCATTTATATACATTTCAAGAAAAAGCGTTTGATATAATAATATTAGTAACTTGGTTATTATATTTATTAATAGCTTTAAGATTATCGGTTCATGCACCTAATTATTTAGATGATTTAGATTTTTATATAAAATTGTATGTTAGTTTATTTTTACTATATAGATTTATGCCATTTAGAAAAATAAAATTTACAGAATTAGATAGAAAAATAGCATTTAATGCTGGTATATTTATATTTACAGCAACAGCACTTGGAAGTTTATTTCAAAATTATTTAAAACAATTTCCAAACTATTTCTTACAAAAAATGTCTATAAATTAAATATGTTTTTTTTTCAATGTTTTATTTTTGAAAACTTTTTTATTCTTGGTTAATTTATTCTTATTAGTAAACTTAATATTATCAAAGAATATATGAAGATGTTTAATGATCTGCTTGGATAAAATTTTATCTATATTTTTTGATTCATTTGTTTTTTCTACATACATGTATGAGTATTTATTCATTAATTCTAAAATTTGTTCCCTACATAATGTAGGTAGGGAATCCATTATGCCACTTTTTTGAAATCTATTTATCATTTCATTAAATGACAAATCATATATATATGGTTTTATATTTATGTAATAAATTTTTTCATTACTCATTCCTGGATAAAAAACATCGTCTAAAAAACAAATATATGTTTCTTCAGGAATTTTTGTGCATTTAATTAAGTCTTTATGAGTTTTCATATGAGTTGTTCTACATAATTCTACTTGTTTACCATTAACTTTAAATGCTGCTATTATTTGATCAAATATTTTATAATTTAATTTTGATTCAAAATAATTCATTATATATTTAGCCCATTCTTTTGGACCTTGATTGTTAGTATATATCATTAATTTATCACAATGATTGCTCTCTTTTTTCTTTTTTAAATAATTTAGAATAACTATTATATTTGGACGTAAAAATTCTGGATATAAATCTAATATTTTATTAAATAAATTTTGATCTATTGTTATTTGAATATTATTATTTATTATGTAATTTTTTAAAGAATCCCAGAACATACCTAATTCCATAAAATAACCTAAGGTTTCATCTAAATCAAATACTACTATTCTAGAAATACATTTCATACTATATATTCTGATTTTTAAATCTGAAAATAAAATATTTATATGTATTATAAAATGTCCTCCGAACTAACTAACAAAGATTATGTTAGTATTTTAAAATATTATAAATTAAAAATACCAAGATCTAAAAGATTACTAAAAATGAATGCTGAAAAAATTATGGCTTTAAAACTTTGTAAATGTATTAAGAAAATTGAACCTCAAAATGAATCTAAATCTATCGGTATATGTAGTAAAACTATTTTTGGAAGAAAAGGTCTTACACGCGGTAAATTTCAATGCACCAAGAAACAATCTGTTAAATTCAGGAAAACTAACAAAAATATTACTCTTAAAAAAAAATAATATCAATTTATTATATTAATGACTAAAAAGTATATGAATCATAAACTTAAAAACATGAGTAAAAGTAGGAGTAAAAGTAGAAGTAAAAGTAGAAGTTAAAGTAGAAGTAATAGGTTTGAAGCACGTGGAACCAGATTGTCAAGAACTAGATCTAATTCTTTTGATAAAATTAGAGTCACTCCTGTTTCTAGTAATTTTCCTTTAGCTAGTGAAAATCGCACTTTAAAATTATCACCCATGAGACCTAAATTAAATTTATACCTTTGCACATTTCATAACTTGTGAAAACGCCTAAAATAACTTAAAGACAACCGAATAAATTAGTATAAGTATGTTATTTATGCTTCCACAACATATTAAGGCAAAGCAATATAATACCCCGTTTATGTAAAAACGAGTGATTTAATTCATTTAGGTATGCTTTGTTATGGTTGCTTACGATACCCGTTAAGGAGATAAGTAAGCAAGTTGTGAAACCCAACATTACCTTTTGCGCATTTTCACAAGTTATGAAATGTGCAAAGGTGCAAATAATGAATCTTTTGAAAGAAAAAGTAGAGTTACACCATTACCTGATAATTTTCCATTACCTATGGATAGTCCTTTTGAAACACTATCTCCCAATATGTTTAGACTAATTTATGAAGGAGATATGAAAAAAAATATGATAATAGTGATGGAAGCCTTTTTGTTGATTTTGATTTTCCATCATACGATTCTATTGATAAACCAGGACGTTTTCCTGAAACTATTTATCAAAGACCTAACAAGTTAAGAACTCCATATGATATTGAAAACCCTAATCCTTTCTAGTCTACTAGTAATGAAGATTATGGACAATATGTTGAATTGTCAAAATCAGCATCTCCTAATCTTACTAGAGGTATTACAAAAAGAAAATATAAAAAACATAAAAAACATAATAAACACACTAACAAAAAATATAGAAAATCTAATAGATCTAGAAAAAAATTCAAAATAAATCTTTATTTTACAATTAAATATTATTTTATTATATCATAATGAATAATAATTTTTATGATATAATTATTGTAGGAGCTGGATTATCTGGATTATACAGCGCATATAATATCAAAAAAATGGATCCATCTAAAAAATATCTTATTTTAGAAAGTAACAAAAAACAATATATTGGTGGCAGAGTTGGTAATGATCATTTCTATGGTGTTCCTATTGTTGTGGGAGCAGGAGTTGGGCGCAAAGATACTGATAAATTATTAATTAAACTTTTAAATGAACTTAATATTGATTTTAAACCATTCAAAGTCAATATGAATTATTCATCTTTAATTGGACATCCTATTAATGTTAAAAAATGTCTTCTAGAGTTGCAAAAAGAATACAATAAAAATCCTTCTTCAAATACTTTTAAACAATTTGCTAAACATTTTCTTGGAAATGATAATTATAATAAATTTATTATTTCATCTGGTTATAGAGATTATGAAAATGAAGATGTTTATGAAGTTTTATATCATTATCAAATGGACGATAATGCTCCTGGATGGAAAGCTTTGGATATTAATTGGTCCAACCTTATAAATACTATTTGTAATAAAATTGGTTACCAAAATATTAAAACATCTAATAAAGTTGAAAAAATTACTAAATTAAATAATAATCCTTGTTTATTTCAAATTATAACTGAAAAAGGTGTAATATATCATTCCAATAAAGTTATTATAGCTACTAGAATAAGCACTGTTCAAAAATTATTACCTAGTTTTCCAATTTATAATAAAATACATGGTCAACCCTTTTTATATGTTTATGCTAAATTTACAAAAAAATCTGCTGAAATAATGGAAGAATATGTTCCTTATTATACAATTGTTCCTGGACCTTTACAAAAAATGATACCATTTGATCCATCTAAAGGAATTTATATGATAGCTTATTCTGATAATAAAAACGCTACTATTTTGAATGAAAATGTTGAAAATAACGAAAAAAATAGACAATTTTTTGAAAGAGCCGTTGAAAAATCACTTAATATTAAATCCAACTCTCTTAAAATTATTTCAATTAAACATTTTTATTGGCCTATTGGAACGCATTATTATGAACCATTAGATACAAATAAATTTAAAAGTCGTGAAGATTTTATTTATCAAGCACAACATCCGGAAAAATGTTTATTAGTTGTAGGAGAAGCCGTTAGTAGAAGACAAGGATGGACAGAAGGAGCACTAGAAAGTGTTCATGCTGTTCTAAATAAAAAATGGATTGATAAAATTTAATCTAATATATTGAATATAATTATTTATGGTTTATGAAAATCTGGTTTTATATTTCCTAAATTTGAATTTGGAAATTGATTAATATCTGGATTTAGGTCTAGTTACAACAGCAGATCCAGTTACACCAGCAGATCTAGTTACACCAGCAGATCCAGTTACACCAGCAGATCCAGTTACACCAGCAGATCCAGTTACACCAGCAGATCCAGTTACACCAGCAGATCCAGTTCCAACAACAGTTCCAATTACACCAGCAATTCCATTAACAGGTCTAGTTTCTCAACCAGTCAGATATGCGGTATTACCTCTTAAGTTATTTATTAAATTAAATTGTCTTCGTATTTCTTCATTTTGTGCACGATTTTGTTCAATTTGTGTGAGTCTTTCTTCACTACTTTGTAATCTATTATCAAAACTATTTTTATATTGTGAAAATCCAATTAAACTGCCTTTTTTAATTCCTAATTCATTAGTGAAAAATCCAGAAGTTCAATTTGCTGGTCCTCTAGCAGCATACCATTTAGCTAAACGTGCTATTGATCCAGCACCATTACCAGCATCACTAGCGATAATTGATCCTAGGTTTCAGACTGATTTCTTAGAGTTCGGATATTTCCTGTATTTCCTCCCATTATAATATAATTTAATATAAATACTTTTTTTATATTAAATAAAATGAATATTTAATTATAACCTAAACCATTATAATTGGAAAATCTACTTAAACAGCCTTTTTTAATTCCCAATATATTAGTGAAAAATCCAGGAGTTCCATTTGCTGGTCCTCTAGCAGCATACCATTTAGCTGAACGTGCTATTGATCCAGCACCATTACCAGCATCACTAGCAATAATTGAACCCAGAGTTCTTTCACCTACTGTTCCAGACTGATTTCTTAGAGTGCGGATATTTCCTGTATTTCCTCCCATTTTAATATAAACGAGAAAAAAAATTTTTATTAGAATAATAAATAATATCCGTGGTATCCTATAGAAGCAAATCCTGCCATTAATAAGAGTTCAAAATATTTCCTTGATGTTTTATTACCATCATATCCAATTTTAATTAACAAAGGTCCAATTAAGAAAATATGTATATAATTTACCCATGCGCTTTTATTATTAGTAATTTTTATATAGGCCTTGTAACTATGATATAATATTATTAATATTCCTAGATATTTTAAAAAAGGAAACATAAATAAAGGAATTTTATCACGCATAATTCCAACATATAAAAATAATGAACCAACAAATATAATATGAAATAAATGAACGAGAATCATTTTATTAATTTCCATTTTAATATTAATATATATTTTAAATAATATATTAAATATATATTTATATATTATATAGTATGACTTTTAGTTATAAAAATATTCAAAATTCTATGTATGGAGGCAAAAAAATGACTCGTAAAGTTATTATTAAAAATGGTAAAGGTCATAAAAGTATATGCACTTATAAAAATGGAAAAAAATGTTATAATAATAAAAAACCATTATCTAATTCTGAAATTCAATTAATAAAACTAGGAAAATTTATACCTGGATTATTTAGCGATTTATTTAAATCAAAGACAAAGAAAAATAGAAAATAATTATTTTTTATTTTGTATCATTTTTATTATAAATAATACTTATTATAAATAATCATTATTATAAATAATCATTATTATAAATATTTAATCATAATCTTTATTTGACTTATCCAAATGGTCTAATGCGCTTAATATAATTAATTCTTGTGATGTTAATTTTTGAAATATTAAGCATTCATCCATCTTAAATGAATAATGACGATGCATAAAATTTTTAGCTAAAATAACTACTCCATTATCTGTTATTTTTATATCACAAATTATACCACAATAATGTAGTGGTAAATAATTAGGATCTGTAATTGGTATCCATTTTATAAAACTTCCATATTTTAATTCATTTATTTCATCAATATATTTATATCCTTTTAATTTTTTTAAATAATTAAGTGTTATTGTTTTTTCCAAGTGTAGTTCTTTTAAAATATTAAGATTCATTTCCATTATTTTTTGTGAAGTTAAATTTATAATGCTTTCATTTGTTTCATTATCTAAAGCATACATTAATTTATTTACATCCATATATTAATATATATGTTAATAATATTTTAAACTTTTTTATAAAATATTATTTTTTTTTCATTTTTTTCATTTTTTTCATTTTTTTCATTTTTTTCATTTTTTTCATTTTTTCATTTTTTTCATTTTTTTCATTTTTTTCATTTTTTCATTTTTTTCATTTTTTTCATTTTTTTCATTTTTTTCATTTTTTTCATTTTTTTCATTTTTTTCATTTTTTTCATTTTTTTCATTTTTTTTCTTTTTGTTATGATAATATTTTTTTATTATAATATTTTTTTATGATAATCTTTGTTAGTTTTATTACCATCCAAATGCTGAACCAAATGCACCTCCAACTCCTGCGTTTGCGGCCATTGGTTCAAATGATTCCATTCCTGGAGTTGATGCTCCAACTAAAGGTGTTGAATCTTGTTGATACATTTGATTATAATCAGGTAATTGTTGGCTTGGTGGATTCTGTGGTAAAGAACTTATGGATGTAGATCCCATCATATTTGACCCCATCATATTTGCTCCCATAGTGTTTAATGATTGATTTAAAGCTATTTGATTCTGGGATATTGGTTGCGAAACCTTCACATTTCCCTTTTTACCTTTTTTATCATCCTTTGGTCCATTCCATAATTCAATTACACGATCAGCAATAATAGAAACTTTTTCTCCCAACTTTGTTTGAAGACTCAAAATTATAACTAACATTGCTAAAATAATATTAGTAACACTAAATTCAGCATACTTTTCTCCACTATATGTTGGGATAAATGTAATTATTCTATGAATTATTAGTATAAATAAAAACATTACAATTACTTGTGCTAAAATCTCTCCTACTATTTCAATGGATCCCTTCTCATCATCTGCTTCTGGAATAAAACGTTGTGTTAATTTATTTAATACTATTACTGGAATTAATGCTAAAACCGCGTATTGAATTATATTTAACATTTCTGATTTTGATTCATCATTAAAGTTAAATACATGTTTAAAAAATCCTGTTTTACCATTAGTTGATTTTGATAATTCATCTAAACTTTCCATCTCTCTATAGGGTATACTTAGAAATAAAATTGTTAAATAATTTTAGTATATAACAATTTAATATATGATTTATTGGTAATATTTGCTAAACTTGTATTTTTTATCTTTAATTTATTGTTTTACACCTTTGCTTTGCGCATAAATGAACGATTTAATGTTTAAAAGATTTAAAACCAGAATATTTTGTTACATAACCTATTTCACTAAGATCATTTAGTCTTACTTTAAATGTTGAAATAATCATATATCCTAGTTCTTCTCCTAAATCTAAGACTTTATTATTAAATTGTTGATCATCTGGTAACGATGGGAAATTAGTTGTGTGTTTTCATATGTTTACACCCTTGAAGATTTAAAATGGGACAATCCCAAATCTTAAAGGTTTATCCATTTTTTACGAAGTTATAGAATATGTAAATTTCGGTTATGAGATTTCTTCTAAAATCTCTGAAGTTTTAGG